TATATATACCCTACCAGTAGGAGAAGTAAATTTATATATTCCGCTTTTTCTCTGCATTTTTTGAGTTTACTTTTTTGTTTACCTTAACGTCAGGCTCATTCTTAATTTTTTCTAAATAAACACGAAGTTTATTTTGGTTTTTTATTGTTGTTACTTTGCTCATATTAACAGTCGCTACAACCTCTATTCCCTTGATATAGTTCCTCAAAGCTTTTACCTGCGCAGCAATCAAAATCGCCAAGCCAAATGCTCGTTGTGTAAGCATCGTTCTCAGGGTGGATTGCATCAATGCCACTTCCAGGATTGAGGTATTCAGGGTAAGTTGTAGAATATTCTTTTAGGTATTTAATCATTCTTTGCTTGTAGAACTCCGCTCTTGCCTTGTATCTATTCGCCACGTCAATCATATCCTGCATCGAAGGGTTCTCGGTATTCTCACCACTCTTTCTTAATAACCCTTTATTGTAGAACTGATAAGATAAACCCATTGGCAATTCACTAAGTACATAGTGAACTAAAGTATCTGCTATGTAGTTATCTAATAACGTTGTTTCGTCAGGGTTTAGTGTGCAGTTATTAATGCCATCTTGTAAACGATTGTACAAAGCACTACCAAGCGCAGGTAAGATATAGATGTCTTGTGCGGTCTTAATTTCAGGCAATACAAGTTTCTCGTCTACGTTAGCGTGTAAGCCAGACCTGTCTTTAATATTCTGTACGCTTATGAATAATGTGTTTAAGCTCATTTCTTATTTTTTTCTCGTTACTATCATTGACTTCCACTCGTGTCTGCAACTTGGTGAGTGCGTATTAGTTCCTGGTAATGTATACCAACCGCCACCACGTTCAAAAACATCGTACCCAAGCCTTGCGCTCATTTGCTGAATTTCAGACATACTATAAACCTTCTTTGCACCTACTAAGTATCTACAAAATGGTCTACTTGTTTTTATGTCTATATTGCTAAAACCTGACTTCCATTTGTACGCATAACGTATTAAAATCTCGGTTGTTTCAGGCTTCATAGCTTCTACAATCTCGCTTAAAGGTCTTGTTAATGTTCTTTCAATTTGAATGTTTTGGTCAATGCCTTTACCTATCTTAACCTCGGTAGCTTTAATAAAACCCTTTTCAACCAAGGTATTAATAACACGCTTTACTGCACCTACATCTTCTTTAAGTGTTTCTGCAATAACTTCAGGTGTAATGTACTTTTGCTTACTAATTAAATCTAAGATATTACTTTGTAATTGCGTTACATCTGCAAACGCTTGAAATTGGTTATCTTCAAACTTTCTACGCTCACTCCATACGTTGTAGTTATCTTCGTCATCGCCAAACTCATAGAAAATTTTAAAATCTTCTTCGCTAAATTCAAGTTCTTCAGTTCCTAACCAAGTAGCTACTTCGTCATCGCTTAAAGCATATCCACCTTTTAACATAGAACTTGCTTGTTCCCTTGTTATCTTGCCCTTATTAAAATCACGAATGATGCGCTGCATATTCTGCCACTCACGACCTTTTAAACCTTTAATATGCTCGTTTACACTTAAAGGACTTGCTGCCATTGGCTGCTCGGTTTCAATAGGCAATCCGTATTTAGTAGGGTCAATACCAAGCTTCTCTAATATCCATTCTTTAGGTGCTACTTCCTTAATTACGCTTTCGCTAAAGTCAATTCCGATTGGGTCTACAGGCTGAAGCTTTAACTCCTCGGTTACTCCTGCATATTGTCCAAGCATATTAAATACGCCTTCAATTTGCATTTGCTTGTAGTGAACGTATGTGTTACGGAATATCTCGTAGCTATCACGCATTTGTTGTCTGCTTCCTAATTGACCAGGAGTAGCAATACCGAATAAGTCAGGACTTGTAATTTGGTGTCCGCTAAAAATGTTAGTTTGTATTAACTCGTCTACACGGCTAAAATCTTCTTTAGTTAAATCACTTGCACCTAAATCGTCTACAATAGGCTTACGAGCTGCATCGTTTACAAAAGCAAGTAAATACTTTTTGCCGTCTGCACCCGTGTACATATTGTCGAACTGCTTACTAACAAGACGTTTCTCTTCAGGGCTTGGTTCGCCGTTTGGTAAAGTAATAAGCTTACTTGCACTAAACCCTGTTTGAGCATTTCCTAAAACGTGCTTACTCACTTCTACATCACTTTCGATGTAGTTAAGTGCGCCAAAATAACCAGGAAGGCTATAAACGTTCATTCCTGGGCGATACTCCTTAACGTAAAGTATCTGCACACCTTGTGGGTTAGCAGGGTTAAACGCATTGTAAACTTCGGCTTTTTCTTGGTTGCGTGTTAGCTTCCAATCTTCTTTATACCAAAACTGCGTATTGTCTTTATTAGTTCTAATCTTTGTATAATCACAATGCCACAACTCAGCTACCTGACCGCCCATAACACTCCAAATAACTTGGATATAAGCACCACCAAATAGTTCTAAATCTAAAGCAACCTTTTTAGTTAGGTCGTTAAGGGTTTCATCTCTATTAACCTTCTTAACCATATCTTGCTCGCCTGCCCAACCATTACCGACAATGTAGTTTACCTTGCCTCTAATGATAGCATTGTGCTTTGCAGATTTGTTAAATAGGTCTAATAGGTATTGCGGATAGTCATTGTTTTGACCATACTGCATATACCCTTCGCCTTTTTTCTCTTTATATTCCGGTTGCTTTGCTTCCGCAAATGTCAATACTTGTATTTCCATTATTGTCTAATTGTGAATGTGCTTGTTGTTTCGTATTCTGTGAATGATATAGTAGTGCCAGATAGGTCCATAATGCCGCTTTCTAGCAGGTTTAAGCCTGTCGGGTTTAGGTTTGATGTACTAGCCTGTTCGTATATTGTGTAGGTGTATTGCCCGTTTAAAGCCGTATTAAAAAAGCTATTAACTACAATAGTGAACTCGTTGTACCTTTCCTTATATGCGCTTATATCCGTATTATTAAGCCTTACAAATTTAATCTCAGTATTTGTACTTCTATTCTCAAAAATGAATAAATAGTTCGGGCTTGTTAAAAGCTGCTTCTCAGTCAAGGTAAGTATTATGTTTTGGGTTTGCCCCTTAGTTAATCTTATCACAACTATAAATATAAACTATTGCGATTGTTTGCAAAATAAAAAACCCCCGCCTAATTAAAGACGAGGGCATCTATATACAAAACCAAAACAACCTAAGTTCCTGGTGTCATTAAAGCTGCTGCAACAGTTGAATTAACTGCTGGAGCAAGGGCAGCTTCTGCACCTGTAAAGGTCAAAGTGTAACCACTTCTATCGCCTTCAGCCGTACCTGTACCAGAGTTACCTGCGGTAAGGTCTAAGCCTCTTGTTTTTCCTAAGTACCAGAATGCGCCATTGTTATCTTTGGCAACTGCTACTAAAGTGTTTTGAGCCAACAACAAGATTTCGTTTCTTGTGTTCGCTTGTAATTTGTTTAATACTATGGTCAATTCAGGAGCATAAAAGATAGTTCCGTTTTGTACGTTTGCATTAACATTCTCAACTAATTGAGAAGTGCCTTTTACAAGTTCGTACTTATAGAACCTCTTGCCAGATGCTTTTACTAAAGCGGTAATTACACCACTTGCTTCTGTTGTAGAAGTAACATCTGCTGCTGCTATGAAATAAACCTCAGTAATACCACCTAAACTGTCTTTACAATCTAAGGTATAATTTTGAGTTAAAGCGCAAGGCATATTGTTTGAATTAAATTAGTTTGAAAAAATGGGTAGGTGTATTTCAACCTACCCTATAAATTATGCAAGAACGAAAGCAGCAACTTCGTCAGGGAACGCAATGTTTACGCCCATCTTGAATTCTGCTACGAAACGTACTTGGTCAGCTTCCTTAGCATAGAAAATCTCAAACTTCTCTTCCTCGTTCAATAAGTCAGTACCTAAGAACAAGTTGCTTAAACGCATAGCGTAAACCTTGTTAGTTCCGTTAAGACCTGCAACTGCTACAACTTTAATTGTAGTACCAGGAAGTACGAATTCGCTATCAGCTTTAACATCAATTTGGTAATTGAAAGAACCGCTATTTTTAAGAGCAATAGTGTAAGTACGGAATAAATCTTGACCGCAGAAGATAGTCATATCGTCAGCAGCTACAACTTTTGCAGGGATTGCACGATAAACACCATCAAAGATAGAGATTACGTTAGCAGCAGTGATTGAAGATAAAGGAGCACCTGAAATAAAGGTAGAAGCGTTTGCAGCAACAACACCTGAAGCAGCACTAATTAACTTAACAAGACCATCGAACTTGTTTAAGTTTACGTTCACACTTGAAGTGTCGCCTTGCCATAAAGCAGTTTCTAATTGTGCAGCGATAGTTTTAGCTTTCTTATCAGCAAATTCTTGCTCAAAAGGAATGCTATCGTACATAGAACCAGTAGGTAAAGCTTTTTGTAAATACTTAGCTTCAAGGTCTTTAGGACATAAAGCTTCGTTTACTTTAATTTTACCAGGAGTTACAGTACGTTGAGTAAAGGTTGTAGAACCTGAAGCGTTAAAGCCACAAGTACCACCTGCTTGGAAAATAGCATCAGTTTCCATGATGTTAATTTTCTCAGAACTTTTAACTCCAACCATAATTTGGCCAGCGCTCTTAATAAGAGACGCAGTTTTTGCACCCAATACAGACGAAGTTACTAATAATGCTTCGTTTTCTTTTGTATAGTTTGCTAATGCAGATACATCAAATCCCATTTTATTTTATTTTTATTTGTTTAATAAAGCGTTTCTATATTTTTCAATTCTATCGTACTTCATATCTTTTGTAGTTACGTTAGAACCGAATGTTTGTTTCGGTTGCGCAATAGGTTCAGCGTTAGGTGTCTTAGTAAGTGCTTCTATTAACTCAGCTACTTGACTAAAGCCATTCTTAACTTTTGCCTCTAATTGTGCTACTTGTGTTTTAAGATTTTCGTTTTCAGCTACTAAGCTCGAAATTTCGTCAGCCATTTTCTCGTCATACTTCTTACCCATTTCCGCAGGAGTTTCGTCAGCGATTTCCGCTTCTGCTTCTGGAGTTTCAATAGAAATAATCTTAGCGTTTTCGTCTAACTCAATTTGAGTTCCGTCTGCTAATTGGTGTTCGCCAGTTGGAGCAGGTGTTCCGTCAGCTAGGGTAACTACACCGCCAATAGCTAATTCGCTAATCATAACCTTTGTACCATCCATAAGGCTATATTCTGCGAATGTAACAGGTACTTCTTCGATAGGTGCAGGAGCAGGAGCAGGTGCTTCTACTTGTGGCATATCTTCGAATAAAGCCCTAATTTGCATAATTGCATCTTTTGCGTTCATCATTCTTTTTGTTTAAATATTAATAAAAGATTTTGTTTATCATTTAACCCGTTGCAATATTTCCTTTATTGCATTCATAAGTTCTTGTTCTTTGCTTGGCTTTGTCTTGTAGGTAAATAACCCCTCTACGCTAAAGCCTTTAAATTTTCCCTCTTTAACATCATTCCAAACGCCTTCGTTGTCTACTTTGAATGAGCCAAACCAAGACCCGTCGGGTGCATCTTCAAAACCCTTCATTGGTAAGATACCACGACTTGCATCGGTAATAAAGCTTTCAAACATAGTAACGCCTTCTACTTGTTTGTCAGGCGAATGCATCAAGTTTACGTTTGACTGGTAGCCTTTTTTGAAAAACTTTTGAGCAATCTTAAAAATAGTATCTTTACTAAAAACCACATAATAATCGCCGTAAGTAGCATCACTGCGAAAAATAGGTACATCAGCCAACATAAGAGGTCCAGAAATGATACGCTTATCTTCGCTAACCACTTCAAAGCGTTGTTGGTTTTTAAAGGCATTCCAATTCTTTTGAATAGCTGGTCTGTCTACGAGTGCCACATAATCTACCTCGGCATCGTCATTCATATCCTCGCTAATGTCTAATAAATAAACAGGTAAGTCCATATTCGTAAATATTAAGTGTTTTAAATTGTTATCATTTAACCAAACCTTGCCCTCTGCTGAATAGCTGCAATCCTTTGTTGGTTACTTGTTACATCGTTTTCTACAACGTATGCCCTAACGGCTTGGTTGCCTATTGCATTAATCGTTTGGTTACTTAATGTTGTTGTTTGTGGTTGTGGGGGTTCTAATGGCGCTGCTGCTGAAACACTTGGAGCAGAACTACCACCTGTTGCAATACTACCAGCAGAACCACCACCTTTAAACTTAGCTATTGTTGTGGCTGCAATACTCGCAATACCAATACCTGCTCTAATTTTAGCAGCCGCACTTTGTGCAATAGTTAAAGGTATACCTGCTGCACCAAACTTAGCATTTGCCAAACCAATGGCAGATATTTCAGCTTGAGTATTTACTACAATTCTTGCAATCGATAAAGCCTTATCTGCTATAAATAAAATATTTGCTATCTTTTCATTTTCTCCTGCAAGGCTTGACAATAAATTAAGACCTGCTGCTGCTGCATCAAATTTTGCATTTTGTAAAGCTATATCTGCTTGTAATTCAGCGTCTCTTAATTCTTGTTTTAATTTTTGGTCTTCATTATACTTTTGTATAGTATAATTGGTAGTTTTAGATAAATACTCTTTTTGTTTTTCAAATTTTTTATTATCTTCTTCTTCTTTTTTTACACTTTCTTCTTCGTCTAATTTAGCAATTTCTTTTTGAGTTAAAATCCTTGCATCATTTGCAATACGTCTCCTTTTATCATATTCTGCTAATGTTTCTTCTGTAAGCTTTTTTTCGTCAGCTATTCTTTTTTCAATTTTTGCAGCTTCCTCTTCAGCTAATTTATCAGAAATACCCTTAGCAGTTTCGGCAGCTTGTTTTGCATTGTCTGCTCTTCTCTTTTGTTCTTGAGCATCTAATACTTGTCTTTCAACTCCTAATTCCCTAAATCTTTTTTGCTCCTCTTCTGTTAGCTTACCTGTTGTAGCTAATCGATTTCTTAAGGCATTAAGTTCGTTTTCGCCTTGCTTTTTAGTTAGTTCATAAATTTCTTTTTCTTTTCCACCTTGAGCAGTAAGTATTTTAATTCTTGCTTCAAGACCTTCATTACTTCTTTTAGTTGTTTTTTCTAAAGAAACTAAAGCCCTTTCCGCTTGTGATGTAATACCTACAAAGTCGGTAACTTTTTGAACTATGTTTGTAAAAATTCTACCAACTTGATTAAGACCTGGAATAAACTCAAGAACGGCTTTTTTAATCTTATCAAAATTAGCAGCTACCAAACCTAAGCTTACAATAAGCAACCCTATGCCTGTTGCACCAATCGCACCTTTAACTGCTTGGAATGCCTTTACTGCCGTGTTTCTAAATTCTCCAAAAGTAGAACTAATAGCATCTTTAAACTCGGCTAAGTTTTGTACTGCATCACCAATAGCTAAAGCAGATTGTATTTTTGCTAATTGCTTAATAGTATCCTCTCCTGCAAGACCAGTAAGCTCTAAAGCACCTTGAACACCACCATAGGCAGCAGATAGGGCAGTAATAGTTTTAGCTGCATTATCAATACGTCTATTATTTTCCTCTTGCTTTTGGTTTGTTAGGTCTTGTAGTTGTAATAACCTTTTTTGAGCGGCTTCTACTTCTTTACTATTTTCTCCGTATTGCTGACCTAATTCTTGTACGGCTTGGGTAGTTTGGTCTATCTCCGACCTTAGTTCTTTTATTGATTTTGTAGCGTCATTCGATTCGACTGTTACGCTAAAACCTACGTTAGTTGTTGCCATTAATATCTTGTTTCTATTACTTTAAGGAATGATAGTTTAGTAGTGTTGTATTCCATTGGGTTGTAATTCTCCACCTTGTTAAGCCTAAACAATACCCCGTCTATAAATACATACTTACTAAAATCTAAATTAAAAATGTCTAAAATATCAAGTAACCCATAACAAGTTAATAGCTTACTATTTTTATGTGTTATTTCTGCTATGTAAGGACTATGGTAAGCATTGAATACGTTTACCTCTGGGTATCTATTAGGGCTAAATTGTATTTCTTTAGGTGCGCCAAAATTTATATCGTTAGTAGGGTTAATAGGGTCGTCTAAATGCCCTGCATAACCATACGAAGTATAAGAACCTAAGTTATGATTTACATTCTTAATATGCCAAGTGCTTACGCCTGTTATTTTCTTTGTTTGCATTATACGAATAATGCTATCCATTCTATCTTCTGCATTGTTGCTATTTGACTTTTTATAGATAGCAGGGAATACTTTATCTTCTCCTGTTGCTTGATAAAGTACAGATGCAGCAAATATAACCTCTAGGGTATCGGTTTCTTTCACAAAGTCAAACTCGGTATCGTAAATAAAATCTCCATAACCTTCGGTGTACTTCTTGCGATAGTTTTCGTTATAGAAGTCATTATCTTGTTTGAACTTATAGTTATAGTAACGAGCATTAACCTCACTCATAGGCTTTATGCTTAAAGGCTTTGCTCTATCTATTTTGTTAGTCCAATCTTCTGCATTAGCCGATACTTCAGGATAAAAATCCACATAAGGACTAATAACCAGTTCCTTGTCGTTAAACTTATTCTCATACACATAAAGATTAAACATCTTAACAATGCTTAAAAAGAAATCACTTTGAAATATACCCCTTGGGATAGTTTCATTTATTTTAATTGTTTCTCCTAAGTTAATTTGCACTTGTGTAGGTGTGCTTGTAGTTACAACTAATTCTCCTAATGTAATGTCAAGTATAATTCCGTTACCTAATATTTGAACCTGCATTGTATTGGTATTAGCAAACGTTATATTATTAACTGTAAAATTGCAGTTCATAAACGTGCTAACACTTGCATCAAAGTCCTGTCTGCCTATTTCTGTTCCGTTCTTTTTAAGTATAACAGAATAGTTTGGCAAACTTGGGTTAAAAAATGTTACGTTACCCCTTAATAAAATATTTATATCTGTTGTAATATTTACACCACTTGTGTATGTAAACAACTGACCTAAGCCGTCAAGTGTAAAACTACCTGCCGTAATTAAAGTATATTCTACAATATCACTTAAATTAGTGTTTATAGTTATTAACTTAGCTGCTGCGCTAAGGCTTGTATTATTTAAAGCCGTAATTCTTGTTTGATTGTTAGGTATAATCAACCTATTAAATAAAGCCGTATTAAAGAACGGGCAACTAAAAGTATAATCTGTACCTGCAAATATCTTTTGTAAATATTCCTTAACATACAAAGCAGGTCTAAAAGTTGTGTATTGAAAGTCCTTTTTAGCTACTCCGTGACCACCGCCACCATTACCAATACTAACACCACCATAATCAATAAGCGGATAGTAATAACCTGAACCGCCTGCGTTATCCCAACTATTGCTAATATTAGCTACGCTATAAGTATGGTTGTAAGCACTAAAATCTAAATCTTCCAAACGCTTATTTCCTAACTGATTAATAAACCCACCTAACTCCCCCACAACACAACACTGGTACTCGATAGTTTCTTTGTCTATTACTATTTCCAATATTCGTAAAGTGCCTTTAAATATCTGCACTTTTTCAATAAAGATTTTGCAGTTAGCTTGTTTAGTTACGTTGTAATTATATCCTACGTTTGGTAGTAAATTATCGGTAAAGTTTGCGTTGTTAAGTTCGAAGATGTAACCAAAAATTGCGTTGTTAAGACCCGTTCCTGGTATGCTTATTGTTTTGCTAAAAGCAGTATTGCGACTACCGAACTCACTTACATCGTCAATTGCATAAGTAAACTCGGTAGATATATCTTGCAATAAATCAATCCTTCTGTCTTCTATATAAATTTCTGTACTTATCATTATCTGAATTGGCTTGTTAAATATCTTCCTACTTCTATTTCAATCTCAAAGTTAAATAGTTTGTCTGCGCTTTCTATCTTATACTCGTAGTTTGTTTGGCTTATGGTAATAGGGAAATAAGCACCAAGAACCTCCATATATACAATAGGGCTTGATACAAGCTGAGCCAACCAAGCATAATCCTGCTCAGTAACCCAATCAGAAGTAAGCCTATATTTATCTTTATGCTGAATAGCATAGTTGAAAGTTGTTTCGTTAAATTTGTTATATACATCTGAGTTTTTCATTTGACCACCTACAAGCTGCCAATCATTGCGCCTGTATGATGTCCTTTCAAATTCGCTTGACCTTTTATTAACTAAAGTAAAGCTCTTTGTTTCCCAACCGCCTAATCTATTTAGGAACTCTAAGTTATATTGTTGGAACTTAGGATAGCACTTTTGTCTTAGTTTGATAACTCTTGATTGAGTAGCACCACGCTTTAAGTAAAAGTTATATCCGTAAGTGCTTGCGTTAATAATAGTAGAGCCTGCAAAAGTATTTATGTGCGATGCCTCTAAGTTAAATAAGTTGAATTGACCGCTTAACGTAATGTTGCCAGATACAGTGCTTGTTACGGCTTCGCTTTCGTTTACTACTTCTACAAAGGCTGAGTATGTACCCGCAGTAATTTTAAGGTAAGAAGCGTAAAAGTTATCTCCGTATTCAATAGCTATGTTGTCTAAATCTCTTTCGGTTAAAAAGTTATCCTTAAAGTTTTCTAATTGTAAACTGCTATAATAGGTAGCTAAATCCAAATAGGTCTGGCTTTCCATAAAGAACACATCAGCAAACAATGGGGGCACAAAGTTATAGGCTGAGTAGCTGCCAGATGCTAAGTTAGTAGTTGTAACACCGCTTACCTCTTCGCCTATTCTTACTTGGTAATCTACTTTGATTTTATCGTTTGAAGCTACAAGTATTGAGTTTCCTGAAGGCTCAAAGTAATTAGTAACGGAACTTCTTACTATTGGTGCTGCATCAAATACCCCATATCTACCCTCTGCACTTGGAGAAGGGAAAACCTTTGACCTAATAACCTGGCTTCCGTTTATATATACGTCATACACAAACTTAAAGTTTGTAGTTCCGCTATTAGTAGAACTTGATACGAACCACAGGTTATCGTGCATAGACGAATATGGTGCAGGACTACTTGTTATTGTTATTGCCATTGATTGCTTGTTTGATTTGAATTTGCACATCGCCACCTATTGCGACTGCTATGTTTTCAATAAATTGCTTATTAAATATTTGCGCTACTGCTCTATCAAAGTAGCGTGTAGATTTTAAACCTTTCCTATGTATACTACGAGCAATTAAAAAGGCTAAGGACTTCTTGCCTTCTATTGCCTTTGCTTCAGTTCCAAGCTTTGTATATTTTTTAACCGATACCGACTTTAGCTTATTGTAACTAAGCCATTTTTCTATTGAACTAATTGGCACGGCTTTTTTATTGCCCTTAAAACCATAAGGACTATTGCCGTCTGCCTTCTCGTTCTTTGTACCTTTTACCCCTTTGTTTACAAAATCATA